AAGAAACTATCTGGCCCTGATCATTACAGACATGCAACTAACTATTGCCTTCTGGCTTCCGAACGTTGTGGGGTTATCAGTGACAAGAAACTGTTAGGAAGATTTTTCACCGGCAGATTACGTCGAAACTGGATGACCAGTTGAGGGAGGAAATATGAGTAAATTAGTATTTAATACAGGTAAGGAAGTTGAGTTTCCTTATCACGATTGGGATAAGACGATCCTGAACCTGAAGACAGGTGGATTGAGGATGACGCTTATCGGGGGAGTTGTAGTACCACTGAACAGTCAGAACATACAATTCTTAGAGAAAGGCGAACCGCCTGCAAAAGAAGAGGTTATTGATGTTGAGTTTACGGTAGTTGAGGAAGTTGAAGAGGAAGAGGAAAAGGAACTAACGCCCCAGGAAAAGCAGGACAAACTGCTGGAAGAGATGAAAGCTAAGTCAGATTGTAAACATCCACCGGAGAAACAGGAACTGCATTTCCAGGATACCAAAACAGGTAGAAAATATTTCAATGTGTGCTCATTCTGTGGAATACGAAGTCGCTTCATTGCCATGAAAGATTTGCAGGAGCAAGGACTAGATTTGGACAAAGCTAAAGAATGGGTTGTCAAATAAAGGATAAACTATGTTTGAAGGATTATCAAAAGACAATAAGCTAAAGGAAGCCAAGAGATTATTTTCTTTAGCTGTCTCCTCCGATCGAAAGTGGCAGTCCGATGCTGCAGATGATTTCAAGTTTAGGGACGGCGATCAGTGGACTGAAGACGAGAAACGGATTCTCCAAGAGGAACTTCGTCCTGTATTGACATTCAATCTAACCAAATCGAGTATTGATTTGATTATGGGTATGAATCAGGACAACAGAATCAAGCACCGATGCTCTCCTGTTGAACCTACAGATGCATTTCTATCAGAGGTTTTAAACGATATAATGGATTGGACAGCTGAAGCTCAGGGGTTTGAGGATGAGGAAGACGCTGCACTAGAGTCAGCATGTATCTGTGGTAGGGGATTTGTAGGAATTGATTTTGGTCCAGACCCAAAGAGATTTGGCGAGATCGTTATGGAGCAAGTGGTAATCCCCGTTAATGAAATACACTTTGATCCAGCAGCTAGACGGCCTATGCTGGATGATGCTTCTTATATCTGTTGGGATAGATGGATGTCTCAGGCAGATTTTCGTATGAAGTATCCTAAGATTAAAGGCAAACGTCTGGAGGAGATCATCAAGTCTAATAAGAGTCTTGGGTATGGTACGAGCGCAGTCGAGTTACCTGACGCTGCATTTGACCTACCAGCTGACTTTGGTTACTCTGATGATAGCGATTATGATAAGCCTTTAGATTATACGTTCTATGACCAGAGTAAGGATATGGTACGCATAGTACATATGGAATACTGGGAGGTCTATGAGCGTTATTTTGGATTTGATCCTCAGAGCGGACAGTGGGTTGAGTTCGACAAGAAGATGCTGCCAGAACTTAAAGCTGCAGCTCAAGACAATGGGTTTGAGTTTGCATATGAAACATTGGCAGACAAACGTGTTAGATGGATGCAATTCTGTGGTATGGAAGTTTTATTTGATGACGTATCTCCTATGCCGTTCGATGGGTTCTCTATTGTACCCTGCATAGCTTATAGGGACGTCAGCATGAAATCAGCTAACCACTTTGGGTTGGTTAGGTTAATGAAAGATCCGCAGAAGGAAGTTAACAAGAGGTGGAGCCAGGCGCTAAACATGTTGAACCAACAGGTGCAACCTGGAGTATACGCTGAGTCAGATGCGTTCTTGGATGATCAGCAGGCTAAGCTATCACTCAAGGAATCTGGTTCAATCACATGGACACAGCCTGGAGCAATTACCCAAGGTAAGATCAAAGAGAGAACAGTACCATCATTTCCTAACGCACCTATGCAGATGGAGCAGTTCTCACAAGATATTATGAAGAAGATTACTGGAATCAACCCTGACCTTTTGGGTCAGGATAGAGGACGGCAGGAACCTGGAGTCGTGATCCGACTGCGTCAGCAGCAGGGCGTGACACTATTGAAGCCGTTGTTCCGTAACTTCAATAATATGAAGAAAGAGTTATTCAAACGTCAGCTGGCTATCATCATGGAATATATGCCTGATTCGCAGATATTGAGGATTTTAGGACAGGGGGAACGATACCAAATCGACCGACAATCCGGAATGATAATGGATCAAATGACAGGAATGACAGCTAATCTGAGGGACGCTAGAGCGCTTGAGTATAATATAGTCGCAGAGGAAGCCCCGGGTAACATGACAAAGAGGATGCTCGAACTGAGTGTCTTAACGGAAATGATGCAGGGTGGGTTCCCAGTTGATCCTATGTTGATACTTGAGAAGCTGGAGCTGTCTGCCTCGGATAAAGCACGTTGGTCTGAATACATTAACTCACAACAGCAGGCTCAGACTGAGGAACAGGAAGAAATGAAACAACTTGAGATTGCCTTTAAGGATCGTGAGATTAAGGTAGACGAACAACGCAACATGTTAGACTTCGTGCTAGGTCTGGCAAAGATTAACCAACAGGCAGATAAGGACGACAAGAAGATGGTTACATCTATGATGCAGCTAGACGCAGAGCAGCGAAGGTCAATTGCTCAGTTCATAGTAGATATGGCGGGGGTAATGCAACAAGCCGATGCTGCTGCGGAGCAAGCCAAAGCAGCTAAATTAATCGGGGGGAGTAGCAATACTAAGAGTAAGACCTAAGAACGGGGGGAGTATCAATGGCAAAACTAAGCAATCAAAGTAGCAAGCGTCCTGTGCTACGTAGACAGAAAGGGTGGACGGGATTCGTAAGGAGTTATAACAAGTATATCAAGGAGGGGAGTTATGATAACATGGCTTGGGGTACTGGAACTATTCCTCCCAAATCGGTCACGAAAGACGAAATGGGAAAAATCACGATCAAATTCTAACTATCCTTATTATGATAGTTATGATATTCCAGCAGATGAATATTCCACTAATCCATTGGCGGGGTCATTGAGCAGCGCCAGTTATTGTGATAGCTATACTATGGAATACTCATACGACTCGGACGGAATTAAAGTAGAGGGGGAATTTAAACCATGAAAGATGTACGAAAAAGATTTGAGCAAATTCTAAAAGAATTCATCGTTCTTTACGATGCTCACGCAGCTAGTGACAAACAAGGAAAGGTAGATAGCCTTGTTCTTATTCAGACTGCATTGAACAATTTGTTAGCGCTCAATCAGTATGAAATGGGAAAAGCGCAGCTTGAGATGAGTTGCGATGCTTGTATGAAAGATTCTGAGGAATCGGAATCTTAGTCTTTCATTCTCTGATCTCCCCCTCGGAGAATGTTAATGGGGTGGATGGACTGATCATCTGTCCACTCCAATATAAAATTTATGTTAGGCGGGAGTTAACTCGACTCCAGAGATATAGGAGGATATTATGCCAGACGACGAAATACTCGATAATTTGTTAGATGCAGATCCTGAAGATTATACAGAAGAAGAAGAGGAATCGGCAGAAGATATAAACAGTATTAAGGCGGAATTAGAAAACCTTAAAAAAGAAAAATATGGACTATTACAAGATGTAAAGTCTGAACGCAGAAAGCGCCAAGAGTTCCAATCTTACAAGGAAGAACTGGACACCCTGAAGGGAACTGTGGCTGCTATTCTGGAGCAGAACGCTCAACGCACATCACCGGATAGTGATGAATCCCTTAAAGGGATGCCTGTAGAATATACAGATGATGGCGAAGCCTATGTGAAACCTGATAAAGTAGTTGATATATTCAAGTCACAATTGGAAAGCCAGCAGAATGAAATCGAATCCTTGAAGGCGCAACTTCAAGCTTCCATGGCGCAAGCCACACAGTCACAGGAGAATAATGCTGTGATCAATAGCTTGCTCGGGGAAGACGAGCGGTTTGATAGGGCGTACAAAAAGTATCAATCAGCTCGAAAGTGGGCAAACGATAGAGTTATAGAATTTCAGCAAGAAAGAAATATCACAGGATACATCAGGCCGACTGAGGCCCTGGATCATGTGTTCAGCAATAAAATGCTGGAAGACGAGTTTAAAAAGGAATTCCCTGGTATCGCAATAGAGGATGTAATCCTCGCCGGAGAATCCCCTCGATTAATGAAGAGAGCTTTGAGTAACATTGCTGGAATACTAGAAGACAAAACGACTGAGCCAGTGCCAAATAGTAAATTTCAGAAGGTACTAAATAAACCATCTGGCCTTGGAAAGAAAGCTAACGCAAAGGCAGGAAGCTCTGATTTGTTAGGTCAACTCGGAGAATCCTTCAGTTCACTAGATGTTTTAAGTTTATCAGATGCCCAGGTACAAGCACTTGAAAAAGCCCTGCTTGATGAAGAAAAATCAGATGGTGTCAAATTTTAAAGCATAACTTATAAAGGAGATAAAAAATGGCTGTAACTGCTTTCGGAACCAATGATGCACAGACAGTGAAGATTTGGTCCGCTTTGACACTTCGGGAAGCTCTCAAGGCTACCACGTTTACGAAACTTATGGGATCGGGGAAAGGCGCTATTATTCAGCGACTGACCGATCTGGAAAAATCCGCTGGTGATCAGATCAAGTACGACCTCTTGATGCAGATGACGGGCGCTGGTGTAACTGGCGACAACCGCATGCGTGACAACGAGGAAGCGCTGGTCTATTATCAGGACACGATCAACATTGACCAGTTGAGAAATGCCCATGCGTTTAGGCGCATGAGTCAGCAAAGAACCGTACACGATCTTCGTGTAGATGCTAAGGTTAACTTGGCGGATTGGTTTGCTGGTAAACTCGACGACTATATGTTCCGTTGTCTCTGTGGTGATACCACTCTAACTCATGGTCAGACGGCGACTGCCCCGACTTCAGAGCATACTCTGTGGTCAGGTGATGCTACGTCTCAGGCGACTCTTGGTTCTAACGACCAGATTAGCTTGGCTGATCTTGATTACGCTAAGGAAATGGCTAAAACGTTGACTCCTCCGATCCGCCCGACTATGGCTGACGGTATGGAGACCTACGTGGTTGTCCTGCATCCTTACAGCATTACTGATCTTAGGCTCGATGTGGCTAACAGTGCTTACACTGATTGGCCCTCCATCCAGATGTACGCTAACAAGCGTGGTCTGAAGAACCCTGTGTTCAGTGGCGCTCATGGTATCTATAACGGTATGGCGATTTGGGAATCTACCCGAATCTATAGCCCTGCCAGTAACGTTCGTAACAACCTGTTCTTGGGTGCTCAGGCTGGTGTGTTTGCACTTGGCTCAGCTTATGATTCAATCGAATCTCAGCGAGTCGGTAAAGACAACCTGATGTCCTGGTACGAGGAACAAGACGACTTTGGGAATGAGAAAGCTATATCCTGCGGATGTATCTTTGGCGTGAACAAGTCTGTCTTCAATAGCAAAGACTATGGTTTAATCACCATTCAGTCCTACGCTGCTGCTCACTCCTAATCTCTAGGAGTATAATATAGGAGGACTATGACCCATTCATCGTAAGGTGGCGAGTCCTCCACCAAATTTAATGGGGATCGTAACCCCGAGGAGAATCTAATGGCTGCTTCATTGAAGTTTACTACGATCGGCTCTGATGTCGATCTTACAAGTACTACGGTTAACCCGAACGCTGCGCCTACGAGCACGCCCCGTCAGGGTGGGTTCACGCTGCGTAACAGGATTGACTTTAGTCAGGTGAGCAATGCTAATAAACTCTTGTGGGTCATCGACGATGCTACACTGACCGATGACGCTGTCAAGAACTTCCGTATCTTGGAAGTCCCTGAGCGTTGCTTTATCAAAAATCTGAAGGTTATGGGAGTTGCTGGTAAAACGGCTCCTTCTTTTACCTTTACTGGAGCCAAAGCATCTAACGCTTCTTGCGTCAAGACTGACTTGGCTACCACTGGTATTTGCTTTGGTGCGGATGTTAATAAGAAACCGACTAGCTCGGCCTCTTATGCTGCTGCTACGCATCTTGTGCATATTACCTCTCTCAACAGCTTGGCTACTGAGGGTGACGGTGCGATCAAGGCTGAGGTCTTTGGTCGTTTGGGTACTGGTTTTAACAGTACGTCTTCTGCGTCCGCTCTGGTATTCCAGTTTGACGATACGTTTAGCACGATCGATAGTTCTATTAACTCGTTGGCTAAACCTCTGAAGACTGCGAAGATCCCGGCGCACGAGGCTGCTGCTGCTTCTGGTGCTTCGTCTCTGCTTCAGATACCGAAGGGTGAGTATTTCCCGTATGGTGGTTATGTAACGATGCGGTTAGGTCCGTATGGTACGTCCATCAACTCCGCCTCTGGTGTCGGTACGGCTGCTGGTTTTTACGCTGCTTCTACCGCTGCTACTATTTATATGGCAGGTGTTTGGGAAATCCAGGCTGAAGGGTACTATGTGCCTGAGTAATTAAAACTAAAGGTTGACCCCGTACCTTAAACGGGGTTTTAATATAAAAGGGGGAGTTATGGTTATTGAATTTTCACCACATCAGTATATTGATATTGATAAGGTTCACGCACTACGATGGATTGTTGCAGGAGATAAAGCAGTCGGTATTGTTGTGCTGAACGGCGACAAAATCGTGGTCACGGAACGTGAAGAATTTGATGCAATCGAATCTGCTTACATTTGGAAGAACAAAAGTTATATGGTAGATGATAAACTAAAGAAGGTTCGATGGGTAAAGGGGGATCCAAATGTCTAATTCAACTGTAAATAGAACAACGGTGCAGGCCCTGAACTGGGCTGGACAATTGAAACTATCTAAGCAGCAAGACTTCATAGATATATTTGGAAAACTTACTGGAGAAGGATTTGCTTGGGATTCAGTAGATCAGGTGTTAGTTAAACCTAATGCAGCTTTTGGTAGGTTTCTTAGTGCTGACACTCCTTGGTGTCACGTAAAGAGTTCACCTTATAAGAACTGCAACTTTGATCATTCAATTGTGTTTACACATTTTGGGATTATACCTCCTAGGTGCTTAGAGTGCTGGAAGGTAACTGTATCCCCTAAGAGTTATCACGAACTGAGATTGTTAGAAGATCTGCAACAGAGTAGTCCGTATCCATGCAAATGTGGAATCGAATTACGGCAGTATGTTCCTAAACATTATGGTGGTTATTTCTATAATAACAGCTTAGACGAAGGCCGAGAGTGTTACGAATGGGTGCTCAAGGCTGTGAAGGAACAGTTTGGCGATGATCGTAATGTTCTGCTGAAACGTGGGTGTACTGAGTATGAATTCCTCAAAGGACCTTCTCCCTTTTGGGTAATGACACCAGAGGAAGAGAAGAAGCTGGAATTGATACAGGCATACGTGAGAGATGATCGTGGAAACGGCTCACAACCTGATCTGGTTAAGAACCATATTCGACTCAGATGGGCGCAATGGGCGCACTCCAATGGCGATATGTCCTATAAAGATTATAACGGTGGCGAAGCTCTGTATCCTGATTATGTCAAGTATCACCAGGGATCGATCGATGGGATTAAATCGGATCTAGCCATGGCTAAGAGTCAGGCAAAGATTGGGTTGGATCCAAAGATCACTAGAGAGTTTCAGGAGTTGGCTCAACAGTTCTCAGATAAACACAAGTTGAGTAGCCCAACTCTGTTGATACATGCGTTAGGAGCGCAAGAGTTGAATCCTCTCAAAGCTGCTAACTTTACGGACATTCCAAAGGAAGTGGTAGGTGAGCAAGATGAACTTACTTAACACTCCCGGGTCAACTGATATATGCGAGAAGTGTGGATCTTTCTGCTGTAACTACAACCTAAGAGTTATTCCAGTAGAAGAAGGTGAAGCTAATCCAGTTCAGTTAGATTACTTTCTAACAAGGGCAGTGGATCATCAGGTGATTAACGATAAACATTATTGTATTATGAACCAACAATGCCCACACTTAAAGAACAATAAGTGTAGCATTTACAAAGTTCGTCCTAAACATTGCGCCGAGTTTCCGCAACGATGGGACGAAGATTGGACTCATTTCTGTGAGTTAATGAATAAAATGTATAAAGGAGAATAACACATGGCTACTTATGGCGATAGTGCTCAAGAGTATCCTTACAAGCCCGCACGAAGACGCAAGCAAAAGTATAGTCTTGTTACTAGAGTTTTAGACTTTACTAATAACTTGCCTGTAACTGACGCAGCTGGTACGACTACGGCTTGGGCTGCTGGCGATGTGCTAGAGGCAATAGGCATCAAAGCAGGACAGACTGTTCTAGGTGTTCAGCTGGAGATCTTAACTAGATCTTTAGACGCATATGATGTGATTGACATTGGGTACGGCAGTAACGCAACTAGGTGGGGTCGATACAACTTATCCTCTGCCGTAGAAGTTAAAGACACCTTAGCTAGCACTGCTGCGTTTGATGATATGTTCTTAGAGCCGTTGTACTTTGCGTCAAAAGATACGATCGATGTCACAATCCGCAAAGCTGCATTGCAAGGAAAGGTCAGACTTATAGTTCACTTATTGGAGGATGATAGATAATGGCAACATATAATATAGTTGGATACAACACGGTAGCTAATCCTCCAACATTCGGTTCATTTTGGATATATATCCGTATGGATATATCAGATATGATGGATCGAGGGATGGTTAGACGTCCTGGTTTACTAACAGGCGATTACGTTTACTTAGCAAAACTAAGAGACAAATGGGTGATCCGTGATTCATATATTCGGATTCCCGAAGCTGCAGACACAGGTACTCAGTACAATATTGGTTATTCAGCTGCTGGAACACAGATAGCTGCGATCGTCGATGGTACTGATACTGCGACTTATGCTGATTGGGTGCAAGGTACTATTGATCCTAATGATAGTATAGCGTCCTTAACTGCTGACGCATATCTGCAAGTACACATGAACGCTGGTGGGCCGACTGATAACGGAGTTTTAGAACTCTTGTTAGAAATCGTAGCTGGACCAGATGATAATGGAATATAAGGAGATAAAACATGGCTGTATATGATTTATACAAAACTGCTGCGAGTCCTTCGCAAGCCCCCAGGTTTGGCACGTTTTGGCTCTATGCTAAAGTGAACTTCGCTGAAAACCCGATGGCTGTTTCTGATGTGGCTCGACTGATGAAAATTAAAGATAAGTGGGTCGTTCGAGATTCTTACTGGAGAATGACAGTAGCCTCTACTGCTGCCAATACATTTGATATTGGCTTCAATGATGCTGGTAGCGCAGTGTACACTAACCAGGGTATCCTGGCTGGCGGTGCTTCCGCTGCTGGTGATTGGGCGCAGGGTGTTGTTGATCCTGATGCTAACCAGAAGATCTGTACGACTGATGGTTATATCTTTGTAGAGAACCTGACCGCTGCTGTCTATGACGGTGTGCTTGAGGTCATGGTTGAAGTGTTCGCTGGCCCTGATGACGCAGAGCCTGTTGACGCTAATATAGATGATTAATAAATAGCCGTCCTACGGGACGTAATAAAGGAGACTTATTATGGCTACAGCTTTTACGCTTGCGAATATGGATACTAGCAAGTTTGATATTAAAAATAGTGATCCTACTAAAAAACCTGGAAGGGGTATGCTCCACGTTAGAAGTCGAGTTATCAATTTTGATACTCTGGCTACTGCAACTGGAACCGCCCTGGCTCATTCAGATACGTATCAAGTGTTTGATCTGGCCCCGGGTGATATTATAATTGCTGCTGGTGTTAATATTCTAACAGCAGCGACTGCAGCTGCAACCTTGGACTTAGGGTTTACTGGTGGAACGGTAGACTATTTTGTTGATGGGTTGGCTGCTAATGACACAACTCTGCCTTCGCAAACTGACGGGTATTTTAATGGTCCTGCGTATATTTCTGCTGCTGACACTTTGGATCTGAAAGAAGCCGGTGGTGCTCAGACTTTGGCGGGCTGTGTAGCTCAGGTATGGGCTTTGATCGCTCGAATCGACGGTAGTTAATAGGAGATAACTAATGGCAACAGTACAAAGTGTTATTGACGAGGCTCGTTGGGATTTGACTGACTACGATGCTGGAGTCAAATGGAAAGACGACGAACTTGTGGTTTATATGAACCGTGCCATAAGAAGCCTTAATTCAGAACTATGTCGGAGAAAGTCTGACTTAGTGTATGAGGAAGAGACTTCTACTAATACTGTTGCGTCTCAAAATTATGTGGATATATCTGGTCTGTCCTACGATTCTGTAGTCTGCGTATGGATAGGCTCTGATCAATTAGAACAGACCAGTATCCAAGACATATATTATAAACGTAAGTTTAGAAGTGGAGATGCGTATCCTAACTATTGGTCGATCGAAGATGATACTATTATATTTGAATCGACCTGTGATGCTATTCATACTGATCTGGTAATAGGGTATTATACAAAAGCATCAGATGTTACGGCTTCGAGTAATATGCCGTACAGTGATATTTTTAATGACTCCCTAAGAGATGCAGTGGTTGAGATGGCGATAGCTAGGAAGGGTGATCAGTCTGAACGAACGGATAAGAAGTGGATAGGTATGCTACGAACTGCTGCCAATGAGGAGCAGCTTCGTAGAAGTTTCGTGCCTAAACCCTACTACATAGATTTCTAAGGAGAACTAAATGGCACACACTTTAACGACAGCAACGACAGCTGTGAGAGATGTTCTGAACGAAGAAACAGCTGCCTTTTGGTCTGACACTCAGATACAAAATTGGATTAAAGAGGGCTGTGTTGACTTAACCAGTAGGGGCATGGTATATATTACCCAGGAGGAAATCACGTTAGCAGCAACAACTCTGTATTATGTTTCCACAGACGAGGCATGGATTGCAGATGCTGTTAAGTTATTTCATGGGTATTACGATGACGCTTCTAACGGATACAATGGTATAGTTAAGATAGAACCTTCTCAAATAGGACACATGCCTCAAGCAGATGCTGGTGTTCCTGAATATTTTGCGCTTGTAGATAAGCGTGTTTATATATGGCCCTTGACTTCTGCTGCTGTAGTGGCAGCTGGTGGCAAGGCTAAGTTTGAAGTAGCAAAGGTAACTGACGACATCACAAACATAGAGTTTGAGTTTCAACATTTACCTATAGAATACGCTATAGCCCACGCACTGACGAGAGATAAACAGTTTCAGGAGGCTGGCGTATATTTTAGTATGTATCGAACTGGTCTGGAATTTGAGAGACAGCAGAAGGTTGATCGGGAGAAAGATGCATACAGTAACTTTAAGACGAGGTAAACAATGCCAAGACAAGAAATAGAAAGGCCTAAAATTGAAGGGCAGCAGAAAGCTATGTTAGGTAAGTTAGCTGAAGCCCCAAACAATTCGTATCAGGATCTAGTGTCTTGGTTTGATGGGGCATGGATTCCTAATGTTGATCCTGCTTATGTTGGATACCAGAACTATGTTATACTTCGTAACTTAAGATACCTAGATAAAGGCCTAGAAGGTGTGCATGGGTATACGTACTCTAATGCATCTGATCCTTCAGGTAAAACGATTACACACTTAAAGGGAATACAATTACTAAAACCAGCTCAGACTCAGACATCATATTACCTGACATTCTCCCCATACGATACCAATATTGGAGCTACTGGTTATATTAGGTGCAGCTTGACAAGTATCCCTAGTTCATCTATAACCTTTTTGACTAGCACAATAGATGATCGTCCATTTAATGATTATGAGGATACTACCGTAACTGATAAATATGTGTCAGTCACCGCTGGCGTTACTGGTAGGTTCTCTCATGCCCCACAAGGACAGATATTTTATAATGACACAGAGAAGAATCTGAACTATGGCGGTTATGAGAATAGAGTTGGCGCTGTCTTTTTGATGGATGTTAAAGAGGATTATCCCAACAAGTCAGCAGATTCTAGCATTAAAATGTTAGATGTTACAGATAGTGCTATCACTAATGATTCTACAGATTCTTTTAACTGGGATGAAACAGCTCATGGGTACATGTTAATCCTATGCCCAAGGCCTTGTAGTTCTCTTAACTTTTACATGTCGTCGTTTAATGCTGCTGCAGCAACAATCTCAGCCTATTATTGGGACGGCAGTGCATGGCAAGCATATAGTATAGACGATACTACTGTTTCAGCTGGAAAATCATTAGCTCAAAATGGACATATGGAGATGTATCTTACAGCTGGTAATTTTAGGAAACATGCTGGTTATGATAGTGGCATAGTTCCTAGAGTAACAGAAGGTTTATATATGTATCCTGTATTGTTAGCAGCTGGTGCTAATTTAGATGCTGACATTTATCAGATAACAGCTAACTACTATTGGTCTGACGCCAAGGATATATGGGATGGAGTTTATCGTCAGCCTGTTGGGGCTTTCCTAGACAATAATGGTGTGATGGAAGACTACACTCTACATGTAAATGAACCATCTGATGTTAATACTCCGATCGGTATGATTCTGGATTTATTAGATGCAGATGATGATAACATCTATCTTGGATTTGAGGAGCCTGTAGCTGCTATTAAGTTTACGATGTTAACTGACTTTGTTAATGTTGATGACTCACAGATTGATAGTGTTAAATATTGGAACGGGAGTGCTTGGACTAGTGTTGGTAATTTCTTAGATGGAACACTAGATGATGCAGGTGATTCATCTTTTGGAGCATCTGGTGAACTGTGCTGGAGTCCTCCTTCTGGAGAGAAACCTAGAACATTCAATGATGTTATTGGATACTGGTATCAAATTCAAGTTGATGCTGATTTTAGTACAGGTGACGCTAGTAAGGCGTCTGGCTCTGAGGACGTTGTAGTAGACGTTATCACTGGTATTCCTGCTATCAAAGATCTAAAGAACTTTAAGTTTGCAGCACAATATAAAGATAGGTTACTACTCTGTAATGCTGAAGAAGCTAACGAGGGTAATAGGGTTGACTACTGTGCTACTAATGCTCCGTTCGTTTGGAACGGACTTGATTCATCTGACGATGGTTTGCAGAGTTTGTATTTTGGCACAGAAACCCCACTGACTGCAGCGACTCCTTTGTACAATAGATTTGGATCTACGATCTTTACCAGTATGGTTTTGTTTAAATCCAATGAAATCTATCTATTAACTGGAGATGATCCAGAGGATTTCAGAATCTATCCAATTTCTTATACAGTTGGTTGTACAGCTTGGGCTACTGTGGCAAATGCTGAGGTTGGATTTGCCGTGACAGAAGGGGCTGAGAGAAACGTAGTTTTGTTTATGTCCCATGCTGGCCCCATGATGTTTGATGGTGCAGTACTTATGCCCATCCGAGGTATAGAGAACTACTTTGATCCTAATGAATCAGAGTGCATTAACTTTGATTATATGGATACGTCAGTTGGCTGGTATGACTCAACGTATAGAGAATATAATTTACAGTTTCCATCTGGTTCTGCAACTACCCCTGATACTTGGTTGGTGTATGATCTAGTGAGGAAACGGTGGTTTGAAAAGAACACAGGTACTGCAACTTTCCCAACTGCAACTACGACATTGACTAGTGACACAGGTAACTTGTACAACTATGCTTGCTTACCTAATAGATACCAAGTAAGATTAGAATATGGTACGTCTTGGGATGGAACTGGAATCACCTATAAGGTAAAGACAGGTGACTTCTGGCCCACTCAGAACTTTTGGGATCAGACTAGAATTAGAAAGTTTAAACTGATCTGTAAACGTATCCAGGAATCACACTCAGTATCTGTTAACTACTATCCTGATACAGCAGAGTCTTCTGGTATCGGTGTACAATTTGTGGATAGTGCTGACAACGCTACGGCATTTGCTGATAGCTCTGTCCTAGGAACCTCATGGGCTGCAACGGTAACAACTACCCTGGACTTATCTGCTGCCTCTGGATTGGAGCGATTAGTTACAGTTAACGCAGATTTAAATAGACTAGCATGGGCGCATGCGTTTGATTTTGAGGTGACGACAGATGACACAACAAAAGGATTTCAACCAATCGGATGGGGAATTCAATACCAAGTCATTCGCAAAGACAATACCGCTACCTAAAGAGTGGCTTGAGTTTCTAAAGACAGGGGTACATCAAGTCAAGCCATATCTAAAGTCTAGAAAGCGGAGCAATCTACAGATGAATGAAAAACAACGAAAGGCAATTATGTAATGGCACAGAATTTATATTGGGCAACAGGTTTAGAGGGAGGTGCTGCAGGGGATTTAGACACATTTCCATATGCGTCTATTCAAGATGAAGATGCAGCTGTAGTCGCAGACTTAACCAACCAACGTATTTACTTTTATACCTGGGATGCTGGTGTACTTAATGGATCTCAGTCCTTACCAGATTATATCGAACCTGATGATAATGGTGCAAACAATGGAGCCTGGACGCTCTGCGATATTATGGTAGACGATGCAGACCTAAAGGTAACAAAGAGTTTGCAGATTATAGATGCTGGTGGTACAGATATTACTGATGTTTTGAATAGCGGTTCAAGTGAAGTCGTTGACGATGCTGGAGATGATGACACTTTGATGAGTGAAAGCTGCGTTGTATATTATGCAACTAACACTAAAGGATTAGATCGTGTCCTAAGTCTAGCTCATATGTCTGGTGTTTATGAAAGACCTAAGTTTGCTTGGAAGGATGCAGATGAGATATATATCACTGGCGGATGGTGGCATCACGATGGCGCAGCCTCTGGTGAGCAGATCTTATATAATAATTCAACGATCACATTTCAATTCACAAATGGAACTGGAGCAGGTATGATCTACTTGTACTTAGACGACAGTGATGTGATCTCAAGTCCTCTAGCTGCTGGAGATTTGATAGATAGTGAAACAGCTCCAACTTATAGTCACTCGCTAGGAGGTTGGTACAATGGTGAAGATAGGTGCATAGGAGCCTTTTACCAAAGTGCAGCTAATACTTTAGTTGAGTTTTATCATAATGGTGGAGAATGGATTCTATTTCATGACTATTTAAGTATACAATCAGCTTATGATTTAGATGGTACATTTGAAGACACATCAACTTTATATGCTCCAGCTTGTCAATCAGACATGACAGGAGGTTGGGTAGATTTACAGTTCCTGGCAGTATATGTTAACGCTATTAAATATATTCAATTTAGAACCAATACCTTACCAAGTTCTCTGTTTCATGGATTCACAGCAGCTACTCAACTAAGAAATATATTTTATCATGTATTACCGCTAGACGATAATAATGTAGTTGAATGGCGATACAATGCTGATTGTGATGAAACTGCAAGTTTATTTCAACACGGGTATAGTTTACCAGGAGGTATGTAATGGCAAATTGTTTTTGGGCAGACGCCCTGGACGGAAGCACTAATGGGATTAAAACGATCTCAGCAGCCAATATCTCTGATGGTGATATGTGTATTGTAATCTTACACGCTACAGCTAAGACATACATATATAGATATGATTCTTCTTCTACTGCTGCTGATAGTGCTCCGCAGAGTATAAGACCGACTGATTATGGATCTGCCGGTGTATGGTTATGGACTAAACCTGTTATGGATTCATTACGATTACGAGATGCAATTATAGATAATGCTAATACATCTGTTAATGAGTTTTCAACAGATGGTACGTTAGCTGGAAACTCAGACAGTGCTGTACCAACAGAGAAGGCTATCAAAACGTATACGACAACTACACTAGGACAAGGGTTAACACAACCGTTTGCACAAGGATACTTTAAACGCCCTATGTTTTCTTATAAAGATGGGGATGAAATCTATATTAGTGGTGGTGGGTTCTGGACTGCAGATGATTTAGATCAAGCTGTATATACTAGTAGCAAATTAACCTTTCAGTTTGGATCTGGTGGCAGTAACGCTGGTAGTGATGATCTCGACAATGGAGCTATTGAAATACAGTATCTTTATTTAGACTCTAGCGCTATAGGATCAGCTGGTGGGACAGCTCTGGTGGCTAGTGATTTCTATAATGCTCCTACTACACCTACATTCTCTAGAGGTGGATGGTATCTTGCAACTACCGGAGAGGGTGATGGTCTGGATAGATGTGTTGGAGCGTTCTTAATAACAGCTGCCAATGCTTTATATCCGTTTGCACATAATGGAAATGAACAATATATTTTATGCTCAGATATATCTTTATACTCAGCTGCAGATAGTGATACCACTCAAGACATAGACGTATATTCTCCATGCAATATTTATGGTAAAGTTTATTTACAATGGGATGCAGTTACTGGTAATGCTGATACGTATTATGTAACTAACGGGGATGGAGGATCTAGAATACCAATCTATCAATATAGC